CAGCACATACACCACGGCATTAGTTGTGGACAAGCGTACCTATAACTCATCAACGCTTGCTCGTTTGGCTTCAGGCGCTCCATCAACCTCAGTTGGTTCTATTGGTGACACCTATGTAACAAGCACCACAAATGCTAATAGCGGGCAATCACAGGTTTATGTAAAGACTGGCGCCTCAACATGGACCAACCTTGCTACCTACGTAGCAATGGCATCTGCCAATACGGCTAACACTATTGTTCAACGTGACGCAAGCGGTAACTTTACCGCAGGTGCCATCACAGCAACCTCATTTAGTGGTTCTGGTGCATCACTTACAAACCTTGCTGGTTCAGCAATCACTGCTGGAACCGTAGGAAGCACCCAGATAACTGATGGTGCAATTACAGCCGCCAAACTAGCGTCAGGAACTCCTCGTGCTGGTTATAACTCAACAATCAACCAAGTATCAGGTTCGTACACATTGGTGTTAAGTGACCTAGGTAAGTTGGTGGAGGTGGCAAGTGGCTCGTCATGCAACCTCACTATCCCTACTGACTCTGTTGCATTCACTACAGGTGACCGCATTGACATCATTCAAACTGATGCTGGTCAAGTCACACTGGTTCCTGGTGCGGGCGTTACGTTAAACACAGATAGTGGTAAGCGCAAACTCCTTAGTCAGTGGGCGGCTTGCACTTTGATTAAGCGTGGTGCTAACAGTTGGGTGGCTATCGGAAACCTCACGGATTAATCTATGATTCCAGGAATTGTAGATTCCGCAGTTTCAGCCACTCGTGCGTTCACAGACGAGTTTTCAGGAACAGGTTCTTTAGCGCAACGCTGGACCAGCACACGTGGTTCATGGTCTGTATTATCAAATAAGTCATACACAGCAACTGCGGCTTCCTCGTACCCTCTTGCTACTTTTAATGCCAACACTATTGGTGTAAACGTCCGTGTTGACTTTGGAACAGTAGATACGCATGGTTGGGGAGTTGCCTTCTGGGTTAAAGACGCAGACAACTGGTGGGCGGTAGTTACAGACAAAACTTATGGTTATGTATGCCCGTCTGGTGGAACACTTACAGGAACTAACTGTAAATTACCAGACACCACCCAAACTGATTATGGATTGTCATGTGTTTACTCTTGTCCTGCTGGAACTATTTTATCTGGTACAGGTTGTTATACCTATGCATGCCCTGGTGGTTGTTATGACTTAGGTGAAGGACTTGATTGTCTATGTGGAGACCTCAACACAGGTTTTTATCCAGGAACAAAAGAACTTGTTTTTTTAGGTTCAGCCTCGGCTAACTGTACCCCTTATCCTATTGTCACTACTATTCCAGGCGCTACATATGCGGCAACCGCACAATATTCTTACTCTATTAGGTTAATAAAATCAGTTTCTGGGGTGGTTTCACAAGTAGATTCAAAAGTTATTGAAACCACTACAACGTCTAATTCCACTATTGAGTATGTACAAACAACAGTTACTAAGGCTGGAACCATTACAGCAACCGCCAAAATGAATGGTGGAGTTACTGTTCAGACTTTAACTAATACCCCATCTAGTCCAACTACTGGAAAACGCCATGGATTTATTTTGGCTCCAATAACTTCAGGTACGGCGTCAACAGGGATGGAAAGGTTTATATACTCTCCTGCATGAGTCCACAAGAACTAACACCAGAACAACGTTTAGATATTTGTCGTGAATGCCCTCGTCTATTTACACCAACCATGACTTGTAAGGAATGTGGTTGTTTCATGAAAATAAAAGCACAACTCAAAGGGTCAAAATGCCCAATAGGAAAATGGTAACAACATGACATACGAACTAATTAAAACTGCTAATGGTCCAATCATTAAGTATGGGAATGCGTATGTCACAGTACAAGAGCCTCATTTACTAATTGAAATTGCTGAAGCAGACGCAAGTTTTATACCTGTTTTTAAAGCACACGTTATTGAAAACTTACGTTTGTCTGTGAATGAGATGTGTGAAGCATTTGAAGATGGTATGTCCCATATGTCTCCGTCCCTTAACGCTTATATGAATGCCTCTTTTATGTTTAATAACTTTATTAATGGTCCTTGGGCTAACTACAAAAAAGCCAAGGCGGAAGGTGGTTTTCAATGACTTTAGAGCGCCCAATCCCTAAACCAACAGGAACCGTAGCCGACATCACCCGTGTATTGGGTACTATGTCTCACCGCCACAGGGAAACACAACCAGAAGTCAATCAGCCAACACGTGACACTGTTCCTGGGGCTGGCTCAGGAGATCAGTAATTTGAAGTAAACTGTAAGCATGTCTATCTACTCCCAACAGATCATTGATGATGTAACGGAAGTGGCTCGGACATACCTACGAGACTTCCCTAAGTTCTTTCAGGTGTCTTTTGACTCTGTGGGTAGGACTTACGAGTTAGGTCATCCTAACATTGATGCTGGCACACTATGGGTTGCCACCAACGTTGGCGCTTCAGTAAGTGAACTGACTACTTCACAATACTCATTAGACAGTCGTAATGGTCTTCTTCGTTTGGCTACAACCCCTGCATCTAATGCCAAGATCATGGTTGAGGGTTACCACTATGAATGGGTTTCCCCACAAGACCTAGAATTTTACGCCAAGCAGGCTATCTCTCAACACACCTTTAGTCTTGAGATACCACTAGAGAACATGGCTCAACTAATCATTGAGACTATTGGTATTGGGTGCATCGTAGAAGCCCTTGGTGCTTTGATGTCGGAGTTTAGTCGTGACATTGACGTTATGACTTCAGAGTCCATCCATATCCCAGCAAGTCAGCGCTTCCGTATGGTTCAAAGCCTTCTTACTTATTGGAGCAACCAATACCAGACACAGGCTCGTGCTCTTAACATTGGTGTTGACAGAATTGAAATATTTAATCTACGTCGTGTATCTCGCACAACCAATCGTTACGTTCCAATCTTCAAGGCTAAAGAACTTGGCGACTATGGTCCTACAGAACGTGTGTTCCCGAATAACGATAAAGAAGTTATTCAATTGGAAGAAGACCCAATTGACAACCTACGTGAGGACGTATTTGTGGACATGGAGCCTCAACAAGGCTATGTCAACAATACGTACTTCTAATGGATTTACGGCGTGAAGTAAGCCAGATCCGCCGCCATTATCGTGAGTACACGAGAAACTATGGCGAGTCAATAGTTTGGTTTGAATACCTTCCTTTTACAACCCCAGCCAGCGCTGGTTCTATCTACGACGACGTATACGACGAAGGAATCGTAGGAACAGGCGGTAGGAAGTATAAGTCTGGTGTAATCATTCCTACTTTAATGATTACAGAAACTGAAGACCAAAAGCGAGCCATCCCTGAAGGTCGCCAACCCGTAGAACTCACCAACTTTGTGGCATCCATTGAGGACTTCAGGAACGCTGGAGTTACCAACCCTTTTGAATACCAGAAGCACCTAAACGACATGTTCTTTTATGACGGTCGTTATTTCTCTATTGCCACTTACCGTGTGCGTGGTCGTTTACGTGATGACGTTATGGTTGTCGTTGAAGGCATTGAAGTGTACATAAATCAAGAAATGCCATTTGATCCAGGTCCACAAGCAATGGGTGTTCAGAACCTACCTTGGCCTACAGCGTTGCCTAGTATTTGATAAACTTAAATCAATCTTGGTGAGCGCCAAGAGGTCCAACGCCTAGAACTTAAGGATGCATTATGAATGGCTTTAATACGCCTACGCCATCAAGTTCTAGACCGTTTTTGTCGGGTGAGCCTTACGTGCTTAATCGTTTGATGCGCCAGACTACCGACCTTCCTTCTATTGTTGCCAGCGCTATTGCCGCCGCCATGTTGGAAGAAGATGATCGTTTACAACGTAACTACGCAGACAAAGGTATTGAAGCAACCGCTAAAGTTACCTATGACGTAGATAATTCAAAGTTTAAGTATACGGCTACAGGTGAAGAGGCTGTTGACACCGAATATGGTGGTCCTACATCTAACCCTCAAGCCATCTTGCGTAAGTCGGCGGTTCGTGGTGCAGACCGCATCCAGAAAGTCCTTGAACGAGAGATTAAGAAGGGCTTGGAAAAAGTATGAGACAAGGGTTCATACTTGCCGAAGACGAAGCCATTAAACTTCATTTTAGCGGTCTGACTGTTGCAGATGATCGTGATGCCGCTCGTCCTGTTCAAGTCTTTTTCCGATATCCAGAAGGGGAAACCGAAAGGCATTACCCTTTTATCACGATTGAACTGATTGACATTGTCCATGCTAACAACCGTCAGCACTCTGAATCATTCTTGTATACCGACAGGGCTGGACATCCAAACAATCTCAATTATTGGCCTAGCACCTCTTCGGCTAGTTCCCCGCCTTTAGCAGGCAATGACCTTTACCGTACTACGGAGTTTACTCCTGTAGACCTTTTATACCAAGTTTCTACGTTTACCAGAAGTGCCATACATGACCGACAACTAGCCGCACAAATGCTTACAAACGTTGTGCCATTTAAATACAGTTCAATCATTGTGGGGGCGGACGGAACGTCCCGAAGGTTGGACCTTTTAGATTGGTCAACAGCCGACCTTCTGGACCCAGAGGCTGGTTACCGTAAGCGTATTTTCCGCAAAATATACACTTTACAAATGAACTCTGAAATTACAACCTCAGCACTAATTGGTCTCAAGAAAGTAAGTACTGTTTCAACTACAATTGAACAGACAAATTAATTTGAATCCCTGTAAGTCACCCCTGATTTAGGAGTAAAAATGGCATACGATCGCCCAGGAGTTTACGTACGTGAAACTCCATTCACCAGTAACATTGCACCACGGACCGCAACATCTGCCGCCGCCTTTGTAGGCTACGCAGAACGTGGTCCTGCTACACCAACACTCATCACTTCTTGGAATGATTACAAATCCAATTTTGGTGAGTTGTCGCAAACTTATGATACGGGTTATGCCGTTTATCATTACTTTGCAAATGGTGGACGTGACGCTTATGTGTCACGTGTACTTGACACTACTGCTGTAGCCTCAGCATACACATTCCAAGGAACGTTGACTGGTGCTTCGGCTCCTTCAACTATGTTTGTTTTGTCAGCGGCTTCAAAGGGTGTATGGGGAGACGCTGTTTCAGTAACTATTTCTTTTGATCCAAATACCTTGGCTGACGTTTCAACGGCACCAAAAGTACAGGCTTCGTCACTGTTCTCATTGGTTGTTAACCAGACTCGTGGAGGGTCGTCAGTTGAAGTAGAGCGTTGGCAAGAGTTGTCATTTGATGTTTCCTCAAGCCGTTACTTCAAAACAGTTCTTGAACTTTATTCTTCGTATGTAAAAGTACAGGGAACCCCTGCAACCATTGCAAGCAACGCCACAATTACTGTTTCAGGAATTGGTCTTGCGGACTATGTCACTTCATTCTCGTTGACTGGTGGTTCGGATGCAGTTACCCCAAATGCTGTAAGTGCAGACACCGAATGGGCTACCGCCGTTACCAACTTGGATTCTGTAACAGGTCCATTGTTGATCAACCTTGTTGGTCAAACATCCAGCATTCGTGTAAACCAAGCATTGGCTTATGCGGCTGGACGTGGTGACGCTTTTGTCATCATTGACTCAGCACTCTCAGCCACAACTAAGGCTGACGTACAAACTGCTATTTCTGGTTACAGCACCAGCAACGGTGGTTACGGTGCTGTGTACTTCCCAGCATTGAAGATGTATGACCCATCAAAGAGCGGTCCAACTGCTATCCGTGACACTTACGCAGGTGGAGCGATCGCTGGTGCGTACGTACGTTCGGAGAATCTCCGTGGTGTAGCAAAGGCTCCTGCTGGTTACTTCTTGGACTTGCAAAACGTATTTGGTTTGGTATCAACCATTTCAGATGCAGATCAAGGAACGTTGTATAACACAAACAACGTTAACTGCTTGAAGTTGGTAGCAGGTGGCGGAACCGTTATTAACGGTGCTCGTACCCTTGCTAAGAACCGTCCAGACAAGTACATCACGATCCGTCGTACCCTTTCGTACCTCCGTGTTGTCTTGGATGCTCAAACACAGTTTGCAGTATTTGAACCAAACGATGAACGTTTGTGGGATCGCATCAAAGTTTCGTTGTCCAGCACTCTTACTGATTTCTGGGCTAAGGGAAACCTAAAGGGTGCAAACGCTAACAGTGCGTTTTACATCATTTGCGATTCGTCAAACAACACGGCATCCAGTATTGAAGACGGCTACGTAAACATTGAGGTTGGTGTCGCATTGCAGTACCCAGCCGAATTCGTTGTAATCAACCTCACACAGTGGGCTGGCAACGGCTCCGCTGGAACCCTCTAATTCAAGGAGTTATCTAAGACATGACCGTAACAACACTTCGCACTGATCCACTCAGAAACTTTAAGTTTCGTGTCCAGATCATTCCAAAGGTGGCAGGTGGAAACCTTTCCAACTACATCAGCCAAATTGGCGAACTTGGGTTTGCCCAAGTAAGTGGTATTTCAGTAACTAACGAAATCATCTCATACCGTGAAGGTGGCATGAACACCCACCCACACAAGATGGTGGCACAGTCAGACTTTGCTCCTGTCTCGTTTGCACGTGGCGCCTTCAGTGGTCAAGGACAACTTTTCCAGTGGCAAAAGTTCCTCCATGCTTGGTTGGGTGGAGGCGTTGCTGGTGAACCAGGACTTGCTAATGGCGTTGGCGATTATCGCTGTGACATTTTAGTTAAAGTTTATGACCACCCACATACGGCTTCAGAAGTTGCTGGACAGTCTGGACTTAATTACCAATGGGACGGTGGCGCAACTGGCGACACAAAGCCTGTAGTTCCTGGTAATGTTAAGTTCCAATTCAAACTTTACAATGCATGGCCTGGTGCGTATGCTCTCACCGACTTGAACGCAGGAGACAATGGTATCCTCATTCAGTCAATGACAGTACACCACGAAGGTTTCTACATTGACTGGAATGGATCAGAAGACCTCGCCAGCAAGTAATTAAAAACTTAAATTAGGAGCACAATAAGATGGATCAAAAGCAACAGGCTGACGCACTCAATGCCGCTCTTAGTGAGAAGGTACCTGAGATTAAAGAAGCCCCCACAACAAGTGTTGAACTTATTCGTGGAGTTTTTAATAAAGAAACTAACTCATGGGAAACCGAAGCCAAGGTTCGTGAACTCAATGGCTTTGATGAAGAGTCCCTAGCATCTATGGATAGTAGGAACGTCGTGTACGCCGAGTACATGACGTTTCTGCTTAAACGGGCTGTTGTATCCGTAGGGTCTGTAATCGTTGCTGAAAACCCTTCGGTTATTGAATCTTTAATTATTGGTGATCGTGACATCCTTTTCTTAAAAATCATTGAAGCCACCTACGGCAATAACCGTGAGTACCAAGTTGCTTGTATGTCCTGTAAAGCCTCTAATGACGTGATCATTACGCTTGACACATTTAAAAACCGAGAAGTAACCCATGACGCCAAACTCCCATTGGAGTACATCATTGGTGATGGTACAACCGTTAAGATGCGGTTACCTAACGGCATGGACAGCCAAATCGTTGCAAAGAAAGCAAAAACCACAGCGGAGCAAAACACTTTGATGTTGGCACGCTGTGTGGAATCTCCAGCAATGAGTAACCCAATTGAATGGGCTAAGAATCTTGGATTAAAGGATAGAAACGCCCTAGTTAAAGTCTTGTTGGACAACCAGCCAGGCCCTGAAATTGGGGAGGTGAATGCCCAGTGCGCCACGTGTGGAGAAGATTTAAACATCGTGCTTGATTGGGCATCCCTTTTATTTGGTTAATCTGGTTCATATATACTGGGAATACGATCTGATCGCTACGGTTTACAAGGGCTTCACGCTCAACGACATACAAAACATGACGGTACGTCAACGAACGTACTGGTCGGCAATGGGTAAATGGCGTAACTCTGGAGACTGATGAAGCATGGCTGAAGAACGTGGCTTAGGTGATGGTGCTTTAGGCGGACGGTCACGCTCAGGAACAGGAAACACCGCTAGCGTTAACGCAAGCGTAGGTCTTCGTTTAGACAAATCTGTAGCCCGTTTGTGGATGACTACCTATGATGACCTTACTAAGAAAGTTGTAAAACTTCGTGAGGAAATTACAAAACTAAATACAGCCGCAAGTAATACAACCCGTTCTGTACAGGGTATGTCTTCTGGTAGCACCAATGCCGCTACAAGCACAGCAGGTGCAACTAATAATGCAATCATACAAAGTGCGGCAATGGTCAGAGGACCACAAGCCGCTGGTACTGGAGCCGTTAGTGGTGGCGGTGGTGGCGGTATGGGATCGGCTATGGCTATGGCGGCTGGTCCTGAAGGTGCCGCTTTTGTCGCTGTTGCCAAGGTTGTTAAATCTCAACTTGACAAAATGCAACAAGCAATGGCAAAAGTTGATGCCAGAATTGATCAAGGTTACACACCATCATTGATCAATGACCGTCAAAGTGTCATGTATCAACAAATGTATGGCATTAGTCAACAGACTAACTACAACCGTTTTAGACAACCAATTAACAACTTCCGCCTAGGACCTGGCGGTATTAATGAAATGCTACGTCTACAGGCAAACACTGGACTCAATGCCCAGATGATGTCTAGAAGCGTTGAGGCTATTAGAACTATTAGTGGTTATGGTTTAAGCACTTCAGATGTAAACCAAATGATCACAACAATGGCTTCACCAGAAGTCAATAACCGTTTGACTATGACATTAGGTACAGGTATTTATGGGCCTGGTGGAAAACAACGATCTCCAATGCAAGTCATTCAATCCATTGTTAAAGGTGCGGGACTTACAAACGAAAGAGTACTTAAGGGTGCACTACAACCTGGGTCTATGACTCGTGCACGCCTCACCGCTATGGGTGTTCCTGAAGACATGCAGGACACCGTTATCCAGTATGCAATGGAAAACATGCAGTACCAAAAGAAGACAGGCGGTAAACAGGGTATGTACAACCCTGGTAACCGTAACCAACTTAAAACAATGGGTATTGAAGGAAACTTTGCTACTGAGCGTGAGGTAACTGACGTACGTAGAGAACAACGTGCAGAACACTTCTATAACAAACAAAAAGACAATTTTGCGTCTATGGAACGTAACACGCAAAAAATGGAAGAGTTAACCACAAAGATTGAAGACCTTACCTCTGCTATTACTGGTGCACGTATTAGCACTCGTGGAAACCCTATTACTAACATGCTTGGTAAAGGGTTTAGTTCTATCATGGGGCCTATTAATGACGTGCTTGGTGCGTTTGGTGGTGACCCTGTAGAAAAAGGTAAAGGAACTAAAACTGTTTCTTCCACAGGTAAAGGCGCAAATGTTCCGTCAAATATAAATAGTAAGTTTGGTGATCGCCTTCGTCAAATGATGTCTGAACGACCTGGTGTAACTATTGGTCAAGGGTTTCGTTCACGTTCTGATCAACAGACTATGTTCCTATCACGTTATTCAAAGACATCTGATAAAACTGGTATCTTTTGGCAAGGGTCATATTGGAAAAAACATGCAGGAGTTCCTGATGCGGCTCCTCCAGGATTGTCCATGCACGAACTTGGTCTTGCGGCTGACCTTCGTTTTGCATCAAAGCAAGATGAAGAATGGGTACAACGTAATGCGTCAAGGTTTGGACTTAAAACGTTTGGTTCAGTAAACAATGAACCATGGCACGTTCAACCAGCAGAACTTCCAAACAGTCGCCGTAAATATGAAGAAGGTGGTGCTACTTGGGGTCGCCCACCTGGAGCGGCTCCGTTTGACCCTACCGCAACCTTTGAAGGAAACTCTGAAGAAAGTTCATACACAAGTAGTGGAATTGCTGTCAACTCGCAACTAAGTATTTCTGATTCTATTACTTTTGATCGCTTATCAAACCGTATGCGTTTGGGTGGCGGTGGTGCTGGCGGTCGTATGGTGACATTACGTACTGGTTCATTTAATTCTCCAGGTGTTAAAGATAAAGATGCACCACGTGCTGGTTTAAAGAAAATGCACTCTGATAAGTACAACAAAGATTATTACGTTCCAGATCGCATATTTACAACAGCAGATTGGGAAGCAATTGCTACTAATGAATCTGGTGTTAAAAATGGTAACTGGCAATTTAGAACTAAGGGACCTACTTTTGCTGGTGGTCTTGCTATGCACCGTGATGTTTGGAAAACATATGGCGGTGAAGAGTTTGCACCTAAAGGCAAATTTGAACAAATGGCTACAAAAGAACAGCAGATTATTATTGCTAACCGAGCCGCATTTACTGGGTACACCACTCCTTCTGGTGAGTTTGTTAAACCAGCAGGTATTGGTGGATGGGAAAGTGTTCGCAACAACTTAATCAACTGGCCTAGTACTGAAAAATCAGGTGACCCTCTTAATGCCCCATCACGTGGTGGTAACAAGACAGTGGTAGTTGAAGGTGGTGGCGGTATCACAATCGCTCCAAACATCTATATTCAATCGTCAGGTAACCACACAGCAGACGCTAATAGGGTCGCTCAAGAAGTTGCTGACATAGTTACACGCCGTGTTAAGACAGCGGCATTGAGAGGAATGTAATGGCTAGGTACGCCTCAGATCAATTCTATAATTTTGATAAATACGAAACAGGGTATGCGGCACCAGGTTCTGGATCTGAATACGGATATAAAGATAACCCACGATTCCTATGGCCTAGCGATGCCTATAAGAATGCTGTAACAGGGTCTACTCAAACACTAAAACGTGGCTATATCAGAATGATTGCTGAAGCCTATGGTACAGATGATCTTGGTAAAAAACTTGCAGGTCGTCGTTTTCATTTTCAATTTAATCCAGACGTATTAGTTCGCCAAGTAAATGCACGTAACGACGTACAGTTTTGGATGAATCAAGACCCAGGTCAATTGGTTTCACCTATTCCTGGTGACGCTAACTTTGCATTTGAGTTTATTCTCAACCGAGAAGCAGAAGTTGCATCAGGTAAATACAACAATGGAAGTGGTAACACAAACATTGAAAAGAATATGAAACCACGAGTGGATGCTAGTACTGGAATAATAGCAGGTAGTACTAGCCCATATGGTGCTATGCCCACTAGGTATGACCCAACATCAGTATCTGACATTGGTGTATTGGCTGACCTTATTGTGTTTGACAGCATTATTGGTCAAGGAGTTAACTCTGATTTAATATCATCTATTTTAGGAAAGTTTAACGCTAACAAAGATGCGTATAACTCCGCTATAGATTCAGCGCAAACTGACTCAACAACAGATGCACAAGACAAAACAAAAATAACAGAAGAAACATCAACAAAAGTAGGTGAATTCCTTAGTGGAAGTGTTGGTAACTCTGCATTCCTTATTTCACAGCCAGTTCGTATTGTGTTTTCATCTTTGTACATGGTTGAAGGTTTTATTACTTCTTCAACAGTGACTTTTAACAAATTTAACTATGCAATGGTGCCTACACAATGTACGGTATCCATCAATATGCAAGCAATGTACATTGGGTTTGCTGCAAAAGATACTTTTCTTACAACAACACTAAGGAACGCTAATGCAGGTGGAGGGGACGCCGTAGGTGATCCTGGCACTAATAACAGTGATCCAATTGCCGATGAAAATGATGCGTTGTTAAAAATAAAACTTTATAATAAAACTGTTCCTGCTATTCCCCCATCAGGTAACACCGAAGATGTATTTCTAAAAGTTTCTGACATACTTAAAAAAGGATCAGATACTACAAAATTAACATTTAATGCTTCTAAATCTGATGATTTTGAAAAGGCTTTAAAGGCTGGATATGTGTTAAGTGTAAACGCTTCTCTTGATGGAAAACTAACGTATAAAGGAAGAGCAGGTGGTGGTACTGGTGGAGGTTACGCAGTTGGAGCAGTCGTTCATACTTTTTCTAATGCACAAGATATGTCTGATAAAAATAAAGCAACATTTGAAATAACACGTGGAACCCCTAGCGCTGGAGCACCATGGGACAACGATAGTAACGCTCAATACGAATTTGATATAACAATAACGTTTGAAATGTTTAGCCCAAGCACCTCAGTTATCTCTAAACAAACAGCAACATGTAAAAAGATTAAAAAATGGGGCGAGTTCATTCAATCAACAGACTTTGATCTATCAATGGGGGTTTAATTAATATGGCATTAAATACTGGTTCAAGGTACACAACAAAAACCAATGATGTTGACTCAGCGATTATTGCTGTTCGTAAAGGATCATCGTCAGTAAAGTACACTAACTATGTTGTAAAGAGTTCAGAGACTTTTGAAAATATCGCTAATCGTATATACAGAGACCCTAATTTGTATTGGAAGATTGCAGATATAAATCCTCATGTTAAATTTCCAGATCTAATTCCTATAGGAACCACTATTCGTATTCCGTCATGATCTTTAAAAGTAGCCATCCAGGGTCACCCGATGTCTCAGTAGTTATTAGTGGGGCAACTGTTGACTACACGACCATTACGTCTTTAACTATTGACGTACATGAAAATATGCATGACATGGCTACCATTACTTTTTCTGGATTGGTTCCTGTAGGTATTACTGATTACGTAGGGTCACCTGTAATCATTTCTATTAAAGTTGGCGCTGAACGTACAATTGATTTCTATGGTTATGTTTCATTTATTGAACCTAAAATGGAAACAAGAAAAGGCTTAGTTAACAACAGCCCCGTACAAACCGCTGTAATGACATGTATGGGATCTTCTTATGACATGGTTTACCCAAAGTATAAAACTTGGGAAAACGTAACCCTTGTTCAATTAGTTTCTCAAATTGCTGATACCTATGGGTATTCATATGCTGTCCCTAATGACACCTTTGTATGGAAACGTTTGGCACAAACAGGGACTTCCGATTGGGAATTGTTAACTCGTGCTTGTAACGATATCGGTTACAACGTAACTGCTTCTGGAACTCACATACATGTATATGACCCTTACAAAGCAGTGTCACGCCAACTCCCTTATGTTGAACTTGTAACAGTGCGTGGTGCTTATGGTGATTTAAAGTATGCACCAGGTCGCATCATGGAATTTAATGGTCTCTTTGGTAACACCACTCTTGAAGGAAATGTTTATAACTACAACTATGTAGGTATTGACTCCTCAGGAACTATTGTTCGCTCCTCAACGGAGGATGCTGACTTTACAGGTTTTGGAGAATTAGCCGTACGTAAAGGAGTTGCTGAGGTATCTACCAACGTTACATCTTTAGAAATGTTAAACAAGTTGTCTAAAGCATCTACAAAACATAACTACCCATATAATGCAACTGCATTAGTTACAGGTGTTCCTGATCCTGTTCCTGGTTCTGTGGTTAAAGTTGATAACTTCAATTCTAATTTTGACGGATATTGGTTGGTACGTGGGGCACGACATACAGTTACTCGGTCTAATTATGTAACAGAACTGACTATTGCTACTGACTCCACAACGGGTAAAAATATAGAATCAAAACCAGGAGCGGCCTTTAACCCTCCTCCACCCCCTGTTTTAAACAAAGACAATGTCTGGGTATCTTCGTTGGATTTTGGTGATGTCTATGCTTAAAAACCCTGTCTACCGAGCCATTGTTGTTTATTCAGATACTTCAACAGGGGTTATTAAAGTACGTATCCCTGCACTAACTGGGGCAGATAGCGTCGTGGACGTCTCTTACGTGGGCAGAACAGCGTACAATGGAGTCTGGTCAGTTCCATCAATCGGTTCACAAATAGTAGTCACTGCTGACGACGCCAACCTTACTAACGTATTTTGGGTGCAAGTTGCACCAGAAGCGACAACTGATTTACAACCCCAAATAGACGCCCTCTTCTTAGGAATATTTAGATAATGTCAACAATTAAAACACCTTTTCAAATAGCACCATCTGGTCGTGTAGATCAAGTTCTTGATCAAAACAGTATTGCCCGACAACACGTCATGGACGTACTAGTAACTTCTAAATATGAGCGTACAATGCGACCTGGTTATGGCGCTGGCGCTAACGACCTTATGTTTGAGCCAGTTGACGAACTTGTCTTTTCTGAATTTAAAACAGATGCAATGATGGAATTTAATAAACACATTAATGTTGCTTCTGTTCTAGACGTTCGGGTTGCTCCTATGGAAACTCCTTACTTTGGTGATGATGGTACGGCTTTAGAAGTATCAGTGCATTACCGAACAGCCGCTCCAGGAGTGCAATCTCTTACTTACCAAATTACTTCTATGGATAACCTTACTGAGGAGACCCTCCCATGACCACCTTTGATTACACCAGCCGAGATTATGCGTCTATTCAAGCAGACTTATTTGCTCGTGCGTCACGTCAGTTACCTGAATGGACAAGCCGTGAAGCATCCGATTTTGGTGTATTGATGGTTGATCTTTGGGCTTATATGGGTGACGTTCTCCATTATTACGTAGACCGTGCGGCTGGAGAATCATTCCTTAACACCGCTACCCAACGTGAAAGCGTTTTAGCAATAGCAAACTTACTGGACTATGTCCCTTCTGGGCGACGTCCAGCAACCACTTCAATTCAATTGAATGCTTCTAATACATCAGCAACAGACGCAAACCCTGTATTCATCCCTAAGCGAACAAGATTCCTTGCAACCCCATTAGTTGATACAGCAAACAAAGTTGTGTTTACAAGTGATACGGCTATTGCATTTGTTGGTACATCTTCTGGAGCAAGCGCAAACATTGTGTCAGACGGCGTTACATATAACACTTTTCCAAAAACAACCGCAGTTACTCTCGCTGTTACTGAAGGTGAATGGTTTACTGAAACATATACTTCAACAGGGTTACTCAACCAACGCATAACACTGCGTCAAACGGGTGTAGTTACTAACAGTATTACCGTTGCTGTAAATGAAGGAGCGGGTGCAACTAACGTTGCGTATACCTACGTAGACAGAATCATTCAAGGAACTAGTAGCGACAAGATATTCTCAGTAGATATTACAGCAGACAACTATTCAATAGTTGGTTTTGGTAATAACGTTAACGGTTTTATTCCAACCATTAACTCTACAATCACGATTACATATCGTAAGAGCCGTGGTAGTGCAGGTAACGTAGTTGTTGGAGCAATAAAAGAAATTGAAAGTTATCAAGTACCTAACAAACCAGCGTTAGACGGTTTGGTTGTAGTTGCCAATACTGCCAAAGCAGTTGGTGGTGTTGACATTGAGTCAATTGCTTCTTTAAAGTCAAACATCCCAGCGGCCTTTAGATCACAAGACCGAGCCGTATCCTTGCAAGACTATAAGGATCTTGTACTTCGTGTTCCTGGAATTGTGCGTGCTACGTCTTATGTAGACGGAAGTACCGTACGTATCCTGGCAACTACAGAAGCATCTGCTTATGGGTCTACTAACACTTTAGTATTAACTACCGATGAAGTAACCCGTATTCAAGCGTACCTAGCACCACGAGAAATCACTTTTGTGACATCAAGTGTTGGAGCGTCCGTAACTTTGACTCCTGTCAACTTTACGGGAACTTTACAAGTTAAAGATAACTACATTAGAGAAAAAGTAAACGCCAACGTAGTTACTGCTATCTATGAACTGTTCAGTTTTGATAATGCATCGTTTGGAAACAAAGTTTCTTTAGGGCAGGTATACCGTGCGATACTTGACGTTGAAGGTGTTGATTACGCAGTAATTAGTAGGTTTACTACAACTGCTGGAAACGTAATTGATAGTAGCGGTGGTTTTACTGGCGTTCAAGCATCTGCAACATCTATGTTGGTATTAGGTGCTACTTCAGCATTCACACTAACCCCTAGCGGTGGTGTAACCGCTTCAGGTGGCTGATCATGGCAAGGCAATCATTTAGATTACGACGTGTACCAGGTGCTGGAGACGCTACTGGTGTAGGTTCGTTTCTTCGTGGCACTACTGATATCCAGAGAACCCGTGGGGCATCAACTGTTGACCAAGACGCCGCAATACGTTCAACTGGCATTATCACTGTTTCAAATACTACTGAAACATCTACATTTACAGCAAGCGCAGTTGAGTACAACGCAGTAATTTTAGATTGGACATTAACTGCACCGTATGTAGAAGCATCTAGTTTGACAACTGGACAAACTGGTTTAATTAGTGTTGCCATTGTTTATTCAGATACTGGATACCCAGAAACTGTTGCTGATGGAAAAGTAATTGTTTCAGGAACTCTAAACGAGTACCTACACCAAGAAAGACTAACAATTACAACTGACGCAGGTGTTATATATGCTGATGAACCTGCTTCAGGTAAATGGGCTTACTATACGTTATTTGCTTACTACAACACTGACGGTGTTGATGGTAGTTATTTTTACGAACGATTAGCATCACTAGAAGTTATAGTCCCATTTGATTATGGTTCCCGTGGGTCTTTATGGAACCGAGTGCCTTTGTATTATCGTGAAGCAGACACCGCTACCGCATATCTTGACCCATTTAATCTAAACCGTGGTCAATTAGAACGTTTTGTTGACGTATTTGGTTTTGAAATTGACCGAACACGTACGTTAATGGATTCAATGATGGTTCAATACGATCCATTGTTAGCAGAGTCAGATGCCACAGAAGAACTAGCAACAATGCTTGGTTTGGAACTAAATGTTCCAGACATTGGTGTTTCTAGAACACGTGCATTATTGCATGACATTGGATATATCCGTAGGCAAAAGGGAACACTTGCCGCCACTAAGTCATACCTAACCGCAGTAAGTGGTGGTGACGTTACTGTATTTACAGGTGCGTCTGCTCCTTATTATACTTTTGCTGTACATGCACAACGTTCAAACCTTGTGGCTAACCCGCAATTCGTAGGATCCACATCATGGAACGTAACGTCCGAATACTCAGTTACTACGACAAGTGCTTCTGGTGGAATTACTATTACTGCTGGTGGAACTGCAACTAAAGTTGCTATCCGATCAACGGTTGGTGTACCCGTAAGTGCTACTACTACCTATTACACTTCTGCTGAAATTACTGGAGCCTCAGCCCCAACAAATGTGTATGGTGGTTTGTGGCACACCAGTGCGTCATGGAATAACTGGGCTGGAGTAACTGCTAATGCTTCTGAGATCCCTGCCAACATCACAGGTAGAAAGTATTACCAAATGACGGCTCCAGACTCTACCGCTACCCGTTATCCAGTATTTGTATTTAAACTTGCCGCCAACCAATCAATTACCCTCAAACGATGGATGGTTGAACCTAATAAATATGGGTCTTACTTTGACGGGGACTCTGTATTTGGTGGATTCCTTTATCAAGGTTTTGCATCAGACTTTAAATGGTCTGGGACTAAATACACTTCTTATTCTATTTATACAACTAACCGTAAGAAAACCCAAGCGTCTATTACCAAGTTGCTCCCACAGATCCTTCCTGTTACATTGATGGGCTTAAGTGGTAGTACTGCAAAGTACGCAACTCAATTTGATTGGATCCCTGGGAAGACTTTATGAACTACATAATCGCTGGGTTAGCGGTATATAAATTGATTCAAGTTCTTGATCTACTTACCCCACGTGAGGCGATGCCTTGGGTAAAGGTTGTGCTTGCTGTAGCAATTAGTTACGGAATAAGTTTTGTAGTGCAGATTGATGAATTGTGGACTTCTGGGTTGGTAGTCGCTACACTTGCTGGCGCCACACATACCCTGCTACGGTTACTGACCCTCACAGGAGATATGGCACAACGTAGATCAATGAAATAGGAGGATAAGATGTTAAAGAAGTATGGTGTTTTAGGAACAGGTAGGACTAGTAAGAACATCATTGAGGATGCCCTTAACGAATTGGGCGTAGACAACAACTTTGTTGTTACCTGTGGTGCCAAGCCATCTGAATCAGAGTCACGAGTAATCAACTGGTTGATTGACATGGAAGTTGATTTCATGCTCACCCATAATGGGACTGCCCCTGCGGAGTTTATTGAAAAGGCTTCAATTGAACGACTAGACGCAAGTCCAGCAAGGGATATCATCCATTATTTGTCAAAGACAAATGGAACCCTTTTGCTTCTTTGGGATGATACCCAAGAACCTGTGATGGAAGAAATCTGTTTTGATGCCGCTGATGCTGGCGTACCTATTCTTGACTTG